TCGTAACGGTCTGGTGTACCACGGCGCCTCCACGGGCCGTTGGGCCAGCCGCGGGATCAACCTGCAAAATATCGCGCGCCCTGCGCTGTGGATGAAGGACCAAGACATTGCAGACGCGGTGCAGATCGGTCTGGAGTATGGTGGCTACTTGGCCATGAAGGAGCGCTTTGGTGACCGCGTGATGGACGCGTGCTCGTCTATTGTGCGCAACGCCATCAAGGCGCCTGAGGGGTACACCTTTGTGGACGCTGACCTGTCATCAATCGAGAACAGGGTGGCGTCTTGGATCGCGGGCCAGAACGACAAGGTGGAGTTGTTCCGCCAAGGACTGGACGAGTACAAGACGTTCGCGTCAACAAGCCTGTACAAGGTGCCGTACGAAGAGGTGACCAAGGACATGCGTCAGGTCAGCAAGTCCGCTGTGCTCGGTTGCATGTTTGGGCAGGGCGCAAAGGGCCTTGTGGCTTACGCTGAAGGCATGGGGGTGATGTTGGACCTCGGACAGGCGGAGAACGCTGTGAACGCGTACAGGCTGTCTTACGCCAAGGTGAAGAACTGTTGGTACTTGATGGGCCAAGCGGCCATCGACGCCATACAGGAGCAGGGACGGGCCTTTAAGGCCGGTAAGGTGATGTTTAAGGTGGCTAAAGGGGCGCTGTGGATGCAACTGCCCAGTGGCCGCTTAATTTGTTGGCAAGCCCCTGAGGTCGTTCAGGAGCATACCCCATGGGGTAAGTTGGCTGACGTGGTGTACGTCACCAGCCAGAACACTTTCACCCGCAAGTGGGGCCGCAACAAGCTGATTGGGTCTAGCATCTTCCAGTCCTCCGTTCAAGGAACCGCAAGAGATTTTCTTGCCGAGGCTTCGCTTAAACTGGAGGGTGAAGGCGTGTCGGTGATTAACCTGATCCATGATGAAATTCTTTCGTTATGCCGTGTTGAAGACGCGAAACAAACTGAAGAATTGGTGATGCGGTCGTTGACCACACCACCAAGTTGGGCGGGAGACTTCCCGCTTGCGGCAGAGTCTTGGATCGACACACGCTACCGCAAATAAGAGCAGTGGAGGGGGTGGTTTGGGAGCCACTCTTCTCCTCCAAGCTTATAAGTGCGTCAATCCACCTTTGGCGTAGTTCACGCCGTATTTGGTTTTTAGTCGTGGGTCTTTCCACGATGTTTTCTCTACGTCACGGGCCAACACCAGTGGGCCGGCCTGAATCTTTTCCGCCGCGCTCCACACAGGTTGCATGTCGGCCTTGTCGTAGAATTGTGACCCACGGTATGGGTTCATACCGATCTGGCGCCATGTGGGGTCCTGTAGGGCCTCTGCAAGCATCCTGCGGACATCTTCGTCCTTGGTTGTTTGCTGGTTGCCCATCATCATAGCGAACGGACCCTTGTTCGAACCCTCTTCAACCGACAAGGGGGTCAACGCTTGCTCTCTGGTTCCAAGGCCAACTCGTATGGCTCTGTTGGGATCAGACTGAAACTCCACGTCTTTTAAATGGCCTGTGTGGCCATAACCGATAGGCTTGCCTGCAGGGTCGTGCATTGTGTCAACGTAGGTGCCGTAGCGCTCGTATGCGGGGATGTCAAGGCGGTTGCCCACGCGCATGCCCTCTGGCACTTGTAGGTTCAAACCCAAAATGCCCTTGTCGGCTTTGTTCTTGTCCAGTGCGGACACAATGTCAATATCAGAGTGCGCTTTTGGCAACTCAGTCAAAGGACGAATTGGCCTGCGCTCGTTCATAATGCGCAGGTAGTCGGCCTGTGAGATCTTGCCGGTCATGTACGCTTCAAGCGCTTGGGCCAGTTGTGGGTCCTGCTGTTGCTTGTATGGTTTTGCGTTCAGCTTGCGCCACGCTTCAACCTTTTCAGGCGTCAGCTTGAGCATGTCATATGCCGACTCAGCCAGACGGGTCAGACCGCCCACCTTGCCACCCTTATCAAAGTGTTGTATTAAGCCACCTTCTTTTTTATTTATGTCAGGGTTTGTAATGTCGTATGTGCCTCGATTGCCAATCGCAGACTTTATTCGTCGAGGATCAAAGACACCTAAATTTTTAACTCCATCTTCTTGAACGTAAACAGCATCGTGACCCAGTTTACGGATTGCTGAAGTTGTATTGCGATCTTCTAATGCGGCCCAATCTCCAGTTGATAAAATGTCTTTGTAGTTTTTTGGAGCATCTGGTAACGCTTCAGTCAATGCCTGAACATGTGCAGGATTTTCATAATCAAAAGGATTTTTTACCTGTGCGTGCACTGGGTAAATAGCACCGCCCTCAAAACCCTCGGTGTTCCTTTGCACTAAAGGAACGTGCTTAGAGAATCTGTTGGCAAACTCAGGTTCAGGGGACAGGAAAGTCATTTCTCTGCCAAATTGTTTTGGGTTAAATGCTGTGATTGCTGAATCAGAAGGCGCCCACTTATAGTCCTGCATGGTTTTTGTACCATGATAGAACCTACGGGGGTCGGCACTTTGTGATAAATATGACTGCAAATTAGCGTCTCTTTCAGCGGCTGAAAGTGTTGCCGCTTTTGGAGTAAAAAAGGAAGCCGCTTTGTTAAACGCCGCACGAGCAAGACCACCTTTATCAAAGTGCTGTACCTGACCGCCTTCTGCAAATGCACTGGACTGCAAGTCTTTGATCCACTCTTCAGTGATCAACTGACGTGGGTACACGCGCTCTGAAGAACCTGTAGGCTTATAGCCCAGAGTGTGCTCAAAGTAGCCGGGCTGTTTAAGTTCTCCGGACTTCTTAGGCATTGTGTTGCCGGTGTCTGCACGCCATTGCTTTTGAAAGTCACGCAAAGACAATTCAGAAGGCACCGGTTGATAGGTTACATTGAGGTCTTCACCATGTAACATCCATGGGTACGCTCTATTCAAGTCAGCGCGTGGAAGAGGTTCTACTTCACCAGACAGTTTGAACGCACGAGGGCCCATGGCAAATGAAGGAGCCCCTTGTGTAAGGGGATCACGCATTTCATCTAGTATGTTTTGATAATCAAAAATTTGTTTTTTAGTTCTGCCTAAACCCTCAGCACCAAAAGCGTGATTTGCAATTGCTTTACGTGTGTCAAACGTGTCGCCGTATTTTTTAAGAAGGTCTTGATCAAGAACGTTAAAGTCAGGAATAGGATCAAACTTTTGTTTGGCAATGCCTGTGTTTAAACCACCTGTTTGCATGTACTGGTTAATTTCAGCCACGCGTTCAGGAGAGTATTTGTGCAGGTTTTTGTTGTGTTGTTTTAAAAGTTCATCATACACAATCTGATTAGACTGGTGCATGTTCTCTGAACCAATCAATGGTGCAAAGATCTGGCGCTCTGTTCCGCCGTAACGAGGGTCTTTAGCCAAATTGGCGATGCCTGTTGCTGTGGCTTTTTGACCAGAGCCCCATGCACGATTAGCGTATTCAGGACGCGCCAAAGAGTTGGCACTAAAGCTGGTACCACCGACACCGGCCATACGATCTGATTGTGTTGGCACAAAGTAGTGGCCAAGATAGTTCTGTGCCCAGTCGGACAGTTTGCCTACCTTTTGACTGCCGAGTTGCCACGCCGCTTTTCCTGCACCGGCACGACCGCCGGATTGAAAGTGCTCAACGGCGGGCAGGCCGCCGTCGGACTTTTTTACTGCACCACCCTCTTTAAACTTGGGAGGGGCACCGTCGGGTTGCAATACAGACTTGGTTGCGTCTTCGGCGCTAAAAATGTTTCGTACAATTTGACCCAGACCACCTGCACCTGCCGCAACAACGCCAGCTAGTTTCATTTTGGGATTAGGAGCCATTGATAGCGTGGCGCCTCCAGAAGTAAGCGCGCTCAGTGCGCCGCCTGTAGTGTCTCCTTGTTCGCCTCGTTGCATTGCGTCATAGAATTGTTGGGCCGCAATACCGCCTTTAATACCACCACCAACAGCACCACTGCCAAAATTTCTGACGCGGTTAGCAAGCACCTGTGCTTGCAGTTGTGCAGGAGTTAGTGTTCTTGGAGGGTTCAGGTTTGCAAGGTTGGCCACTGTTGGGGCCACACCAAGGTTTGGCGCAGTAGCAACAGGAGGCGGTGCGCTAGGACGCGCAGGAATAGGAGACGCCTGCATCGGCAGGGGGCCCTGAGGAATGTTCTTAACAGTTTTGTTTGCTTGAGCCAAGAAGTTAGCAAGCTCATCAGCGTGCGCTTTTGTGTTGGGGTTCAAAGACTCTACTGCAGAGCCAATGTGTTCTGGGTACTCTTGGTAGATCCAATTCTTTGTGCCATACCCGCGGTCTTGCGTAGGCGTGGATGTTGTTGCCGCTGTAGGTTGGGCTTGCGCTTGTGCTAACGCAATGCGTTGTTGATTGGCTGTAAGATCATTTCGTACATCACGCGAAACTTGTGTTTGTTCGCGCTCTGTTGGAGGACGAGTCAGATGACCTAGGGTTGCGCCGGGAACAACACCACCGCCAAACCAAATAGCATCGTTTATGCCAACTTCTCGGGAAGTATTTTGTTCAGCAGTGGCGGCTGGGGGAGACCAAGTTGATAAATCACTTTCGTCTGGTTGAGCCACGTTAACGCTGTATTGGTTTTTTTCTTTAGCCATGTTTAGGGCTCCTGTGCTTAATTTCTGCGTTGGGGGTACAGGCATTGTGTCCACTGGCACATCGCCATAGCCGCCGTGCTTGGTAATTCTTTGAATATACCCACGTGTTTCGTCTGGCAAGTATCCAGTCTTGAAAAAGTTGCTGTTTGGCCCGTAGTTATATGCCACAGAGGCAAGCATTTTGTCACCACCAAAACGGTCAAGATTTTCTTTTAAATACCTGACACCACCATCAATGTTTTGATCCACGTTGTAGGGGTCAATCTTTAACCCTTTGGCTGTGTTAGGCATGATCTGCATAAGGCCAATTGCGCCCTTGCCAGACTTTCTCTTAACGCTGTGCATGAAGTCGTCGTTTTCTGCCTTTGCAGTAGACAAAGCAAACGCGGGGTCCACACCATATTTTTCAGCGGCCCTGACAACCTTATCCGCCAGAGCCTTCTGTTGAGGGTTTAAAGAATTAACCCATTCCATGATTAGGAAGTTTCCAAGGCAGGGTTAAACGCGGGGGCGTTAGACAAACCAAGAACTTTGGTCATGCGATCGTATTGGCCTTTCTTCAACTCCAACATTTCAGGAGATTTTCTGAACTGTTGGTACGTCATTCCTTTTGATTCCATTTGGTTCCAAAGATCTCTACGCTCTTTGGCGTTCATAGCCTCGTACTTAACGGCCCTAGAAACCAATACAATGTTCTGCGCTGTCAAACGAGATGGATCACCAACTGCTTGTTTGATCAAGTTACGTTCGTTGTCAGACACAGCGCCTTGACCTTGAATCATCTTTGAACCCTGTAATGAAAGCTGTGCAAAGTCGCGCGCCAGTTGTTGTGCCGCAGACATACGTGCTTCTTTTACTTTAGGATCCTTAATGTTTCGGATGCTTGGGTCAAGCTGAATTGCCAACTCATTAACTGCGCCAACGGAAAGCTGACCGCCGGGGGTTTTAATTCCTTGGTCTAACAAGTTGAGTAGCGCAGATTGTACAGTTGGACGACCCAGCAAGTTAACCAACTCTGGAACCTTTTGAACGTTTTGTGAAATGCGGTTTGCAACAATGATGTTGTTGTCCGCGCTATCAGCAGAGGCTTGCAACTCTTCAGACGCTTTAGAAGCCACAGCAATAGCTTGTTTGTTGGTTTCAATCTGTCGTTCTGTTTCAACCTTACGTTGCGCCTCAAGATTCTTTTGTACTTCTTCTTGATGTTGTTTAGATAAAGGGTTAAACGGATTGGCGCCTGTTGCACCCACTACAGGTGCCGCAGGGGTTGCAGGAACCGCGCGTGCAACTGCAGGGGCAGGAGCCGTAGGCGCCGTAGGCGCCGTAGAAGCCGCCGCTACAGGAGCCGTAGGAGCGCCTGCAGGTGCAGAGACCGCCGCTATAGGAGCCGCAGAGGGGTTTAGAATATTGCCAGCCGCACCAAGAGGCGTTTGTTGTACGTCTCCTGTAGTGGTACGAACATCATAAGGGTTAAGCGCACTAGCGCCAACAACGTTGGTGAATATAGCCGCATTCCACGCTGGTGAACCTTCTTGAACACCAGCCGCTCTTAAACGACGCATTATATCATCTTGCTTGGTCAAAGCAAGCAATTGCTTCTGTGCCTCTACGGGATTTGTTTGATATAAATTAGCTAACGTAAGTTTTTGTTGTGTGGTTAAGTTATCAAGCGGTTGAGGAGCACCACCTGCTTGAGGAGCACCACCTGCTTGAGGAGCACCACCTGCTTGAGGAGCACCACCTGCTTGGGGAGCACCACCTGCTTGGGGAGCATTTCCCAAACCTAGCGTTGTCATAAACTGTTGCTTCTGTTGCGCGGCAAGATCTTGAGCCTGCTTGATGCGGGCCTCTTCAGTGTTAAGCTGTGCCAGACCCACGCGCATGTCAAAGAGTTCTTTGTCTCTGTTGCGTTGGTTTGTGTTGTATGACTGCAGGTTCTGTGTGAATGTGCCGGGAGCCCCGGCGGACACAGCGGCGCGCTCCATGATCGGACCCCAACCAGACTTAGCCTCTTCACGTGCTTGGATCATTTGCATCAAGCGATCACGGATTTCTGAGCTATCTGCGGGGTTTAAGGACACGCCTTTCTGGCCAGCAAGCGCAAGGCCCCCAGTCTTTGGCATCGTCGCCTTAATTTGCGGCTCGACAGCGTCTAGGCCGCCTGCGTTTTCGTCAATAGCCATCTGTGTATTCCTTAATCTTCTTCGTAGTTGGTTCTGTCATCAGTTAAGTTGCCGTATTCGTCGACAAACTGCGTGCCTGATGTACCCAAAATTTTATCCAACCATTTGAGGCCTGTGTTACCGGAGCTAATTTTATCCCAAGCCATGCCGCCCGAATATGCGGCGTTCAATCCTTTTAACAAGTTCTCGTAATCGCTTCCTTGAGTAACTTCAGTAGCCGTACGGTTTGTGGTGGGGCCCATCGCGTTAATGATGTCGCTGTATTTAGACAACGCAGGCAGACCGCCCATCATCTCTTGAGTGGCTGTATTTAGTGCAGTGGTGCCGTACTGCGCGCCAACGTTGCCCAAAACGTTTCCGGCCTGAATGGACTGACCCATTGCTTCCATTAGCGCTTTGTTTTGTTGTTCATTCAACGAGGTCAACGCGCCAGCACGCGCGGTTTCAGTTGCTGTTTGGCCGCGCAAAGAGTTATAGTTGCCGGTACCAATTCCACCAGCACCAACCTGTGACGTGATCTGTGGTAGGAGCTGGTCCAGCTTGGCGTTTTGAGACGCAAACAGAGCACCCAAGGGTGTAGATGTATCAGGCGCGCCAGTAGACAGGAACGGGGTCAGGTTAGCGTTTTGGGCCGTTTGCAGGCCGCTGATTGCCGTCGTGAAAGGGTTGGCTGTTTGACTGTTAAGGTTGCTTATCAAACCGGAAGCAACGGTCTTGCTTGGGTCTGTGGCCGCGCCATAAACTGTGGGGGCCGCGGTGGCAATGTTTTCTTGGGCCGAAGTGAACCACGACGGTAGCGTTGTCGTGGTCGATTTGCTTGTGTCAAAGACGCTCATTATCTTTTTCCTTTCATGTGCACGCTAGACAGATACTCTAGCGGGCCTTTGCTTTCTGGGGGTAATTCGCTTGGTGGGTTTGAATGTTTGTGTGCGCGAATTGTTTCAATGAATTGGTCAAGCACACTGGCACCAGACTCACTGGAGCCGTTACCCAAAGCAGACACAATGTCTGCGGGCAATACATATTCACTGTTGGCCACCATGGCGGGGATCTGGTCTGACGTACCGTCACCACGACCTTGGATGTATGTTGTTCCTGCGCCACCCTCAGAGTAAAACTCTGGTTGACCCATGGGGTGCTCTGGCACCATGCCGCCTTCGGCAAAACTAAAAAAACTAAGTAAGTCCAAAGCGGGTGCCTCTTTTTGTTTATCTTCTTCTTCCTTCTTGATTTTCTCTTCTTCAATGTCAGAAGTCAATATGTTTTCTTTGTTGTCCTGTGAGGGAACAGGCACGCCGGCCAAAGAGAAAAGCAACGGGTTAAGAAAAGGGGTTTCTTCGTACGTCTTTTTGTACGACAGTTTGGGTTGTGCCAGTGGCGCGGATGGTTTTTCAGGCGCCGCTGGTTTGGCTGTTGTGACCACAGGAGGGGTGACAACTGGCGGGTTCACCACGGGGGGAATGACCACAGGGGGGTTGACAACGGGAGGAGTGACAACATCGTCAACAATCTTTTTATCTTGAATAACCAGTTCAGGAACATCGTCAACAATCTTTTTGTCTTGAATAACCAGTTCAGGCACATCACCCGATGTAGTCTTTTTGTCTTGAATAACCAGTTCAGGCACATCACCCGATGTAGTCTTTTTGTCTTGAATAACCAGTTCAGGCACATCGCCCGATGTAGTCTTTTTGTCTTGAACAACCAGTTCAGGCACATCGCCCGATGTAGTCTTTTTGTTTTGAACAACCAATTCAGGCACATCACCTGATGTGCCAAGGTTTTTTGGGGAAACGTATTTTACCGTGTCATTTTCATCTTCGTTATTGTCAATTTTTACATTGCCAATGTCGCCCGCAGATTGGTTAAACAAATCAGCGTCAGATTGATTCATCATAGACGCGTTCAAGTCTTCAGGAGCAAACCAAGCGTTTGCTGTCATGTCGTAGTAGGCACCCTCTGGACGAGCATCCGCCTCTGAGGAAGACATCAAACGATAGCCAAGGGGAGCGCTCACAGAGCTTGCGTTTTTGCTTTCTGCAAAAATGGGCGCGCCGCTAATCTCAACGTTGAATCCATTTCCCGCGTCAGACATTGTGTCCGAACGCAACCCTGCAAGTTGAATGCCTTGAGGTAAATTTACATCTCCAGCATCAGAAATATTGGTTGAGATCCTGCCCGCTTTAGTGGCAGTTTGAATTGTGTTGTTGAAAGCCTGCGCGGCGTTCATCATTGCGGTAGGATCACCCGTAGCGTTGAATTTATTAAACGCTTCAGTCATGCGCAAAGCCGATGCGGCCAATTTAGCATCGCCACTACCTGTTAGAGAGGCCGCGGCATTTGCCAATCCAGCGTAATCATTGTTGGCAAAAGCATTAGCCGCGTTGGCTAGATTCAACCCTGTCCTAACTTCTGAAGGCAGGCTTGCACCAGCGTAACCGGCCGCAGAGTTAACAAGGCCTGCAAGGTTGCCTTTGTCAATTGCGTTGATGCCACCAACAATGTTTTTGGCGTCAGAGATTGGGATGCCTGCAATGTCTGTTAATCCGGCAGATTGACCAGCACCAAGTGCGCCAAGAATAGCGCCAGTATAGTTGCCTTGGCCCGCAGAGATAGCGGCGTTCAAACCCTGTGCAAACGGGGCCACGCCGGGAACGAACGAGGCGGCGGCCAAAAGCATTTGCAAGTCACCCACGTCGCTACTAGATGCGCCGGTGGTGTATACGATGGGTTTACCCGTTGACATGTCAACACGATACGCTGTGTTACCCTCACCTGCAAACGTGCCAGAGAACGCGTTACCTGAGGCACGGTCGTAGTCACTGATAAGGGGCTGACCCGTTGCCGTGTTGATTAAAACGGTCTGTGAGCTCTCGGGGGTGTATTGTGTGCCTTGCTCAGTCTCGTATGAAGACTCGGGTGTGGTGATTGTCTTTTGACCGATCTGGCTTAGATCAGTAACTCCTGACGCGGCAAGATTTTCGGCAATTGCTTTTGCGTTAGCTTCTGCTGAACCAAAGCCTTCGCCAGTCCACTTGCCCATGGTGCCCTGACCAACGATCTGGTTGTATAAACCAGTCACGGCCGTTGGGTCAAGCGTGTAGTCTTTGCCTGCGTACTGTTTGGTGTACGCGCTGGGCGTTGTTGTGTCTGCTGTGACTGCGGTAGTCGTGTCGGCAGACGGCCCAAAAGAAGACAAACCGCCGTTGTCTTCTTGTGTCATCCAAGTGTTTGTTGGTAGGGCCATAGGTCTTTACTGGTTTGGGTATTCCTATAGAGAATTACCCACAATTTAAGGCGCTTACGCCCCGTTGCCGTTGACTGAGGCAGTCAAAGACATGGCCCAATCTTGCCACCTTTGGAACGCCTCAGGCGCCGCAACTGCGTACTTGTCAAATATAGGGTTGACTGTTACTGCGCGGGCTACCTCTTGCCATTGTGTTTCTGGCAAATAGGGGAACTGCTGTTCATCAAAATAATGAATCAGGTTGCCGTTCCACTCAGCCCATGTGCTGTACGCTGGCAAGAAATCGATTTGCATTATGGACGCTCGTCGCCAAGTTCGGCGGTAATGAGTATCCTGCCGGCCTCGTAGTCGCCGTCCACCACGTTGCTTCTAAAGCGCAGGTTAATTAGCCTGTGCTCTGCGCGCAGGTCAATTTTGCCCGCGGTGTCAGGGAAGTTATAGGGCCCTTGCTCGGTAATGCTACCGTTGGCAAACGGGCGGCCAACAACCATTAGGTCCATCTCCCCCACCTGTTTGAGGTCAGGCTCAACGCGAGTTAAGTGCATGCGGCGGTTGATACCCACTGCCTCGTCAGAGGCAGGCGTGCCGCCCACAAAGCTGATGTCGCAGGTCTCAACAAACGAGTCGATCGCGTACGTCTGCACGTCTGTGATCTTGTTCTTGCCAAACTCTTGCTCCCAGATCACGTAGCCGCCAGTGGCTTGGGACATGGTGCTGTTGGTCACCACACTGGTGGGCACTGTGTTAGCAAAGGTGATTGTGGTGTACCCGCCAGTTGACGTGTTAGTGAACACCGCCGCGGTAATTTGGTTGATGCTTGCAAACGTTGGCTCACTGCCCTCGTTGAACACCATGTAGGAGCCCGCGGGGTTGGTTGTGAGGTCACCAGAAGCCACGATCTGGTACGCCGTGGTGACCGGAGACGTGACGCGATTAGGGCCGTACAAGACGTTGTACGTGGTTCCAATGCGGCCGTTAAACTCCCAGCCGCACCAAACTGGGCGGGGGAACACCTCGGTCATGTAGCCACACGAGCGGCGAGCGCCTTCAGCTTGGCCAGCGTCGTACCAAAGCTCGTCCTTGGTGTTGTAGATAATCGCGTCGTTGCACTCTGTTGACGTGCCGCGTGGGTAGAAGAACCAGATCTCGTTGTAGCGAGGAACCTTGGTTGCCCACACCTTTTGACGCGCACTAAAGTTAATGTTGTCAAACAGGTAGTTGACGTTCTTGTCGTTTGGCAAAACTTTAACCACACCGTTGTACGCGTAGAAGCGGTCGATGCCCATCCAGAAATACACGCCGTCCATCTCCACAACGGAGCTAGAAGACATGATGGAGATCTGGTTAGTAATAATGTCGTAGCGCCAGTAGTACGGCGTTGTGGCCGTGAAGGACACGCGCACCAAAGAGTCTGTCGCCCAGAAGAGACCAGAGGGTGAGGAGGTACCGCCGCGCACTGGGAAGCCCTTGACGATCTTACCAGCGGCAACGTTAACCTCGTTGGCCAGCGTGCCGTTCCAGTCGCTGAAGGTCTGCACGTTGGCTGTAGGCGAGTTAAATATTACGTTGTTGTTGCGTAACAGGCCGTAGTTGCCGTACACGAACACAAAAGGGTGCAGTACGACCACGCCACCACTTGCGTCGATTGGCAGGTACGTTGGCGTTGTGCCAGTGGAATCAACCACCTCGGTTAACACGTACAGCCCCGTTGTGGGGTCTGGTAAGAAGTTACCCGCAAACAACGACGTGTTGACACCAGAGTCAATGTTATCTAGGTTGTGCCCGGGGTGCGCCAGCAACTTGGAGTTGCCTGAACCAGTGGAGTCATACGCGATGTCAAACTGCCAGAGGTGCTGGTCGCTTGCTGTGAAACCGTTTGGTTTATAGATCTCAAACGGCACAGTGGTTGGCATCCCTGTGATGGATGCTAGGTGAAGCTCTGTGTAGTTGCCGGGGGTGTTGTACGTCGGCGTTGTGTTGGTCGTGTAGTTTGTACGAATGCCTGACGTGTTGTACGCCCAGAACGTTGTGCCGTTAGGGAACAACGCAACAACGTTACCCTTGACGTGAATTGTTTGGGGTGAAATGTTGACCTGAACAACAACGTATGTTTTGTTGAACTCAATGTTGAACGGGCCCACACCCACGCCTTGGTCGGTGCCGGTGTTGAACACCTCAACACCCTTGTAGTTGCCCGCGTAGATGTAGTTAACGCCGTTTAGGGAGTTTGTGATCATGCCACGGGGGATACCAGTGGGGGACGCAAACATCTGACGGTAGCCGCCCATCTTTTTGGCCTTACCGCGCTGGAACCTTGCCCACTTGCCGTCACCATATTCATCAGCCTCAAAGCGAGTGCCGTCCCGTTTAATACCGGGCTTGACAAACAGCGTAAAGATTCTGGATGGTTCTTGGGCCATTAGAACGCGCCCCCTGAAATAACGGTGGCGTTCAGGCGTCCTACAAAGGTGGTTACAAAGTTTCCAAGGCCTGCTGTGCCGTCCATGGTGGCAATGTTAGTGCCTGCCACAGAGAAGCCCAACTGGCTGTTGTTGGGTGAGTACATGCCAGTCACAGGGTCCAGAGTGAACGTGAACGCGGGTGACGCGGCGGTGCCGCGGTTGGCCAAGTACTGGCCCACGCTGGCCTCGAGCATGGGGTACAGGTTGTTACCGTCGCTCAAGATGATAGCCTGACGGCCCGTTGGCAGTGAGTAGGGCGTTTGTGAGCTACCCTGCACTTGGAACGTCATGTTGTAGCCACTCTGGTTGGTGTCGTTCAACATGTAGTACACCTGCGTCACGGCAGGCAACTGGACCAACAAAGAGGTTGTGCGGGTGCCACTGAGCGCCGTGTAGCGCTGAATGATTGGCGTGTTTGACACCAAGCTCAGTGTGGCGCCGGACACCACGTCCACGTCGTACGTGGCAGAGGAGAACGTCAGGCTGTTAGGACGCGAGCGGCCAACGGTAAAGAAGTCTTGCTTGGCAGGGTCTTGGTTCACGCAGATAAAGCATGAGTCGCCAAGGGGGAGCGTTAAGTTTGTCTGGCCGTCAATTGTTGACGAGACAGAGGATGTGTTGATGGTCAACGCGCCGGTGCCGTTGTTGCGCACCAAAATGAACCAGCCAGAGGACAGTGTGGATACCGCGGGCAGTGTCCACGAAGCCAAACCGCCGCCCCATACAAGGCACTGTGCGCGAGAGGCGTCTGTGATAGATGGCACAGAAGAGTACTCGTTGGTGACAAAGGTTGTCTCCAACTTGCCCAAGATGGCCGCGGTGCTGTTGCCTGCCAGTGTGGCGGCGTCAGCGTAGGAGGTGCCTACACCAAACGCCACCTGCGCCCACGTGCCCGCGGCTGTGGTGTTGTTTGTGAGGTACGTGTAGTATGAGGACCCAGCGGGGACAGAGAAAGAACCCAAGCCGCCAAAGTTCTGGACTGTGAACGCGTTGGCGCCCACGTTGCGGATCAGAATGTCTTCACCAACAGAGGCCTGTGTTGCGTCTGGCAACACCAAGATAGACGAGGCCGCCGCGGTAACGTTCATGATGCGCGCGGTAACCTGCTGGCCCTGTGTGTTGACATACTGCGGCCAGTACAGTTGTAGCGTGCCCGACAGGGCCACCGCCACATAGCTGACGTCCGTAGGCTGTACTATGTCGCCAGTAAAGGGGGATGTGAATGTTGTCATTAGGGTTCCTGTCTTACTGCGCTACGGTCAATCATGCGGCGTTGGTCTTCGCCTTTGAGCGCGGCAATTGCGTCGTTGTAGTATGACTTCCAAACGGGGATCTTGTCGAGGCTCTTCAGGAAACCTTGGGCCTGTAACAGTGTGCCGTACAGCAAGGCCTGAGGGGCCTCGCGGGTCAGGAGGTTTTCTTGATTTTCGAGATCAAGCGGCTGAATGCGGCTGAAATAAATGATTTGAAGCGAGTAAGCGCTGTCTGGAATTGGAGCAAGAGCCCAGTGATCATAGTCGTAGTCTCCGTAGTACAAAGGCTGTCCGTTGTCGGACTCTGTTTGGTACTGTGTTACGTAGTCCATTGAACGGTTAAGGACAGGTTGTCCGTTAATCTTCATGCTGGTTGTCTTGCGCCAGCGGGCTGGTTTTTGTAACACGGGGTTGCCTGCGCTGAGTGTGGTGTTGACCACATTCAGTTGCATCAGTGTTTTAATTTCCGCGGCAATGCTCTGCTCGGTGAGCATGATCAACCGAGGAATTTGTGATACGAACGACTCGTCGTTACGCTCAGAATACGTTATGACATCCTCAACGAGGCTGTCATAGGTCATTGCTTCTGCGGCCATACTTTACTCTGGTGTTGGTTCGGGTTCAGGAGGGGCGACAAATGTGCCGTCTTCTTGTTTGATCCAGTTTACTTGTACCTCATCTTCGACCTCTTCACACTGAATCAGAATGCTTGGGTGGAAGCATTGGTCCAAGGTAAAACCCTCAACAGGGGTGAGAATTTCTGCGACTACGTTGTTTTGAATACGTGCTGTTTTCATTTTTACCACTCCACAATGACCATGCCCGGGGCACCATACCCACCACTACCACCACCACCACCACCGGGGTACCCTCCAGCGTCTTGAAAACCACCGCCCCCGCCGTTAGCACCGGTTTGGAGATAAGCGCCTCCCCCACCAGTTCCAATAAAATCAATAGAGAATTGGCCTATAAGACCACTAGTGGGCAATGCTAAAGCTCCAGCTGTTCCACTGGAAAAATATTGACCGCCGGAGCCAAATAAACCAGCACCTCCAGAAAATGGGGTAGCGCCGCTAGCACCACCACCTCCGCCTGACGCGCCCGAATATCCATTGTTAGAACTGCCGCCACCAAAACCAAAAAGATTGGCCACGCCACCACCACCAGAACTATTTGCTCCAGTGCCTCCGGTATTGTTAATGTCCCCACCCGACCCAGAACCGCCAACACCCGAGGAGCCAGTACCTCCAGTTGCAGAAACATATGCGCCAAAAGATGATGTACCACCATTACTACTACTGGGGCCTGCACCCACAGTAACGGCAACGGTAGAAACTCCGGACAGATCAAAAACGGTCTTCATGGCAAAGCCACCACCACCACCACCGCTAGCGCCACCACCACCAAAAACACGAACACGCACCTTGGCTACTCCCGGGGGCACAGTCCATGTATAAGATCCTGTGGTAGTGCCTTGACCGCCATAAATTTGCACGTTACCAGAACCGAATACCCCGGTAATTGGGTTAAATGCTGTTGCTGTAAGAGCGATTGCCATTATTCAAGTCCTCTCAGTGTGACGTTGGTGCCGATCACATTACCGCGTTGTGCGTTAATTGCTGACCTTGCTGTAAATGCTGTGCCTGTAGAATCAAACAAAATGTTTGACGTGACATTTGGATAAGAAGCGCCAAGGTTGGCGGAGCCGTTTGTTGCCACCATACCTGTAGCTCCTGCCGCCGCAGTGGTCAAAGCTACTCCAAGTAAGTAATAACCATTTGCAGGTGTATATGATGTTGCACCAGTTAAAGTGGTTACGCCATTGGTGTACGAGGCCCCCCATGCGGTTTGCAATGTAGGATAATTTGTTCCCGCCGCACCATAACCGTAGGCAAATTTATTACCAGTAAAACCACCAGCACCAATGTTATTACTTGAAACAACTCCCGCTATTAGTGTGCCGGAAGACGTTTGAGATCCCCCTGCATTAAGAATCATATACTTTAAATGTCCTGTACTGCTATCTGTATAAGTAACAACAGCATCACCATTATTTGCAGAAGCCGCCGCCACGATGCCAAAACCTACACTTTGATTGGCTATAACCCTTGATGGGGCGGTTGCAGTCGATGCATAAACACGTACGGAACTTAGCTGTCCGCTACTATTAGCGGCAATAAACCATGCCGAATAATTACCGGCGTAAGTAGAGTTGGTTGTTGAGCCGCACGCGGCAATATACGGATAAGAGTTAGTTGCACTGATAGTACTAATACTACCAAGTATGGTTGCACCCGCGTCTATGTGGTAAATGTAAAAAGTACTGGCCCCTGTATCGTTGACACCCATGTAAAAAGTGTCTGCATTAGTTCCGGCGCAAGCGGTGTTGTACACGCCGGTAAAAGAACCGGTGAATGTCCCAATAGTACTATTAGACATAGTGTATATTTTTAACTGAGCCTGAGACCCACCATCCGCTGTGTGATATGAAAAAGCGTAGTAGTTTTGTGTGGCCGCGCAATATACACTTGCTGTATTAGATCCGGTCACGTTTTGTGAACTTAAAGTGACTGTGTTTGAGCTGTTGACACGAGAATAAACCGCGTTGCCGGAGGCAAAAGACAACCAAGCCACAATGTATCCACCGTCAGACAAGGCGCAGATTGAAAAAGACTTAGATGTAAAATTGCAATCTGTTGTGATGGTTACAGTGGAGCCTTGTAAAACACCCGCAGAGTTGTAAATGGCTCCTGTGATAGTGTTTGCGGCAGTACGATACACATAAGCTACATTGCCGCCAGTCAAAACAGCGCATTTTGTGTTGCCGCCAGCGTATGCGGAGCTTAAAGTTGTAGGTGAAACAATAGTTTGTCCCGCCGTTACCGTGGCCCCGGAATAAGTAGTGGTATCCGTGAAAGGGCCGTAGCTGACCGCGCGAGAGTCTGACGTCTGCACAAAGCCTGTGTAGGTTGCGCCAGCGATTGAAGTGGTGCCTACACCTACACCAACGGTAGAGCCTTTAGGCCAACCAACCAAGTTAGCGCCGTACTGGTAAACGTAGTCGCCTGCGTTGAATCCAACGCTGGTATACATGGGGGTTACAACGGACGTGCCCGGTGCTACGGGCAGTGTTGTAGTAATAGCGGGGGCTGAACGTGACATTATCTTATTCCTCGTATCCGTAAACTGAAACACTCACAGTGGCGGCACTTACGTAAGCAACCACATTTTCACCGGTCTGGGCAACTAAGCCACCACGCTCTAGCACACCGTTTCCGGGCAGGATTGTGTCGTACTCAATATATTCTGCGATACCCGGTGTGCCTGTTCCAGCAACCGCCAAACGCACCGCTACAGGGGCACCGCTTGTGTTAACCATTGATACGTTAAACACCGCACGGCTTGTGCCTGAACCGGGCACCGTGTAGACCGATGTGTTTGTTGCCGCCGCTGGGGCGGACTGTCCTAAAATTCCTGATGCCATTTTCTTTCCTTAGAATTGGGCCATAAAATAAGTCTTGGCGGTAGACGGGCCTGCAATCACTGTTGACCAATATGGTGCGCCGGTTCCGTTTGAAGTTAACAACTGGCCCGCAACACCCGCTGTGACAAACTGTGTGTCATCTGTGCCGGCTTGGTATACCACTTGGCCGCCACCAGAGCCGCCTGCTAGGTCTGCCGCCGTGATGGCCGCTGGGGCCGCAACCCACGTGTATGCCGAGCCACTCCAGCCAAGCACGTAGCCTGTTGTGGGGGCCGCCACGTTGCTGAAACCACCCGCGCCGTTGCCGTACAAAAGTGTTGTGCCAGATGTAGGCGCCGCAAAGTCAGTGCCGGCCACCGCGGCTGTGAACGCCGACGTGCCGTTGCCCTTGACAATCCCTGTCAGCGTGCCAACGCCTGTGCCGCCGTTTGCCACGTTGAGCGTGCCGGCAAGTGTGATGGTGCCCGACGTGGTGATGGGGCCGCCAGAGGTCGTCAGGCCCGTTGTGCCGCCCGACACGGCCACGCTTGACACGGTGGCAGAGGACGACGCAGAAGAGGCCAGCAGTGTCACAACACCTGCGTTGTTCTTGGCGTACAGCTTCATGTCGGCGGTGTTGAGCGCCAACTCGCCTGCAATCAGGTTGCCCGCAGTGGGCGTGTTTGAGGCTGTACTGGAGTAGTACAGTTGAATGGGGGTAAAGCCTGCTTGTGCCATATTTATTTGGTGTAGTAGCTGATGTTAGGCCTGAAATAGATCGGGGACTTATCGCGGTCCTCTTCTTCAGCGGTAAGCGTTGCCTCTGCGGCGTCTTGCTTGAGCATCTGAATTCGTGCAGGATCAATGCCGGGCAACAGCTTGGACAGGCGGTGTGACAGTTGGCCCTGAATGGCAGGCACCCAACGGTCTGGAACGGCGATCTCGTTTGTCAGGCGACCCACGTCTTGGGGTTGCATCTCAATGACAAACTGGAACGCTTGGAACGCGTCCTGTGGCACCGGCCACATGTTGGCAACCGGTGTGACCTGACGATCAAACCAGAACTGAAGCGAGCGCTGGCCCAAGAAGTCTTTGTTTGGCAGGCTGTAGTAGTCGTTGCGGTTCAGGCGCGCGATAGGCACGTCTTGCTGTACCGAGGCCAGTGACAGTGCCTTGACCGTCACGGTGCTGGCAGAGGTGTTACGAAAGCGCCAGTACTTGGCCAGTGGGGAGCCGTCAATCTGTGAGTAACCCCAGCCGTTGATCACGCCGTTGGTGACGGTGGTAATTGGCACCCACGTGATGTCGTCAAAGCTGTACTCAACGTTCAGCGTAATGCCGTCGTCTTTAGACAGGAAGCCGGCACTCAGGAAACGGTAGCCGTCTTCAAAATAAGCCTGCGCAGAAGCACCCGCCAAGATGGGGTAGTCAATCTCTGTGGACGTTGTGTTGAACGCGCCGAACACGTTGTCTGTTGTGGTGCTGGGTCGTGTCATGAGGCGGTAGTTAGCCTCGCGCACGTCCACTGTGCCCACGGGCATGGTGTACTCTCGGGTCTGCGCCAAACTTCCAAACACCATGTACTCAAGCAACCACAGGTTCACGCCGCGGTTTGACAGGTTGATCAGGATGTACCACAGCGCCTGACGGGCCGCGTTGATGTACTCCGGGGTCAACTCCTCTGACAGCTTGCCAGCTTCTTTGTAAGCAAACGAAATCAACTGGTCAACCGTTATCGTGGTTTGACCAGTTGTGTTAGAGGTGTTGTCGTAGTTGCTTGCCATTATTTTTTCTTAATGGGCGTTTAGCACATACCGCCCTTGTTGTACTTTTCGGCACCTTTCTTGGGGCCTTTAGCGTCTGGCTGTTTGTTATCGGCTTTCACGCCAATCAAACCACCGGCCTTGTATGTGCGCACGGTGCCCTTCATCTTGGCGCGGCCGCCCTTTTTGAGCTTGGACAAATCTGTCTTCTCGCCGCCGTGGGCTTGCTCTTCGTGCATCTTGAACGCTTTTTTGACGACCTTCTTGTCCTGCGCAATGTCAGCGGACTCAGACTCGTAGTCCTTCTTAGAGTGGTCAATGCGGGGTTTGTAATTAGAAGCCATGTTATTTCCTTTTTGTTTTTGCCGAATCTCTAAAAGCCTGCGCTGTTGGCGCACCCTTTGTGCCCGGCTTTCTCATTGTCTCAACAGGAAGCCCTTGGGCTTTCTGCTTCTTAATACGCTCTTGTTTGGCGTGGATGTTGGCGTACAGTCCGGGTTTCATTAGCAGTTCCAGCTCTTGAGTGACGCCTTTGCGCGCTCTGCTGGGCCTTTAGCTTTAGCCACCACACCCTCCATGCGCGCACAAAAACTTGCCTTACGGCCTGCGTCCGCCTTGGTCTTGGGGTTGGGTGCAGGCGGCTTCAGGTTTGAATTGTTCTTGGCGTTGTACTCGGCACGGCCTTTAGCCGTCATGCCCGCGCCCTTTTCGGTGGGGTTGTACGTCTTGTCTTTTCCCGTGGTTTTGCGGGGAATTGGTTTGTCGTGTTCTCGTGCCATAGTGTTACGCTCCTATAGATAATTACCCACTAAAACGCTTAATTTCGCCCTAAGATAAAAAGAGCGCTTTTTCAGCTTTTCGACGCTTTACAAGGCCCGGGAGCTCCTTGCCGCCGCCCTTGGTCCACTGCATGAACGCCTCTGCGGCGTTCTCCCATTCCTGCCGGTTGGCCTTCATCCGAATAGTAGAGCGCTGAAAATTGCCCAGTCCGGCGTTGAAGGCAAAACTGACGCACGCGTCGAAAGCCCCTTGACGACCAGATAGAGTGGGAGCAAGTCTAAGAACACCGCGTTCAAAACCCGCGACGTCATCCTCGAATAGCTGTTTGATTTCATCTTTTGACCAGACACGGTTGTCCTCCGCATGCAGTGGATACTCACTGCGAATCATGCCAGTATAGCCCTCTTTGCGAACCATTGGAAGCCTGATCTGCTCTTGATACAGCACGTGGCCGTAGCCAATGGTCCAGATGTGGGCGGGGCACAGGTACGGTTTGTTCCTGTAGCCCTCGTACTGGTGCATCAGGTTAGCGCCAGCTTCGCTCAGTTTCATTTCTTAGCCCATGAGCGTGAACCGAACCAGAAGCCAATGATGCCACCCAGCATGGCCATCTCGTCGCTTGAGAAGATGATGTCAGACAGCTTGATCAGGTCGTCGATGTTATTGATGATGCCGGGGTGTGTCTGTGTGTAGTACGCGATCCACGCGTTGATAGCACACAGCTCAAGCACGAAAATATAGGTCACCATGGGGCGCACGGTGCCGATGAAGCTGACCACCCACGTGCTGGCGCGCTCCAGAATCTTTTTGTCGTGGTCGTATGCCGCGACAGTCATCTGCGCGTCTGTCTGCATAGACACTTGGTCTGTGCGCAACTCTTCAATCTTTTGTTGGGCCGCAAAACCTTGCGCCGCCATTTGCAGTTCGCGCTCGGTCTGCACCCGGGCCAGCGCCAACTCGTGCGCTTGGTCTGACTTGTTCTGGAAATAGTCCAGCAGTTTGGGCAGGCCTGAAATCAGCAAGCCGCCAAGTGTTGAGAATAGTGAAAGCATTATCCTAGTCCTATCTTTTCTAAAATTGCGTTTACAATGCGGTCGGAAATAAAGTTTGGCAGTACCACGATGAGGTCTAAAAACAGGTTAGCCGCCCACCACACGCCAACGATCTTGAACGCCATGTCCGCGTGTTTCTGGTACTCGTTCACCTACCGCACCTGACCTTGGCACAGTGCTCCATCGCCTCATAAACGCCAACGTACGTCAAGAAAAGAACCAAGGCAATGCCGCTGACCAACAAAATAATCTCGAGCTGTTCCTGCTCTTTTTGTTTGCGCTTCTTTTCCTCTTCGCGGGCTTTACGGGCCTCGTGTGCGCTGGCAAGGTCGTCAGCCTGCGCGCGAGCCTTGATCTTATTCCACACGTCGATCTTGCCCGCCTGCATGAAGAGCAGTTGTAGTTCTTTCTCAAACGTTGCCGCCTGATCGAGCGCCATCTCAATCTGGATGGCGTTGCCCATTGAAGAGCCGCCTTTTTTCTTAGCCTCGACCACCGCCTTAGAGGCGGTTGACTTGGCGTCAAAGTACTTACCCAGCAGGGGACCAAGGGACGCCACATCGTCAACAGTCTTTGAGGCCTGTTTGATGAGCTTAACGGCGGACTGTATGCCAGCGAGGGCCGTTATTGGGTCTATCATTTGTCTACTTTATTATCGAGACGGTCAAAGATCTTGCCCAACATCTCTTTGATGTCGCGCATGTCGTTGCGGTAGTCGTCCCGCGCAATGTAGGTTTTTGGTAGCTCCTCTCTAAGTTTAGAGAGGTCCTGTTTAAGCTCTTTGACCGCGGACCAAAGCTCGCGGGCAAACCAGCCTAAACAGACAAGCGCAGTACCACCTATTAAATTTAGGAGGTCTTGCGCTTCCATCACACGTCCTGCGCGCCGGCGTACTTGGTCATTGTCTTAAGTACATTATAAATAGCGGGAATCAAGTCGCCTTGTAGGTCTTCAACATTGATGTATTGAGCATCTTGTTGAATAGAAGGCCATCCTGATTTTCTTGCTTCCTCAGTAGCATGAATTTCAATCTGCACTTGGATTTGGTCCTTTGTGCCATGAAAGTTAGTGATACGGGCGTAGGCTTGTGTTTCAGCTTGGCCGTTTGTGTTGTTTACTGCTGTGATTTTAAGTGCCATGATTTTAGTTCCAAGGTAAAGGTGCGGGTTGGGGTGTGGGAATGGCGGCCTGTGCGATCAGCACGTCCACCTCGTTTTCCATAGCGGTAACGCGCTCTGGGCCAAGTGCGGCTTGTGTCCACTCAAGCGCTTGCGCCTGTGTGATCTGATCAAAGGGCGTGAAGTTGTCAGGGTTTGCGGGTAGCAAGTTGACAGAGTAGTTAACGCTCTGGCCGTCCTTGGCAATCGTGAAATTGCTCATGACGACAGTTTCAGGTTCAGGCGTGTTCATAACCTGAAGTGAGTTGATTGTCCAGTTGTATGACATGATTGCTCCTAGTTAAAAAGTCATTTCGGTTGTGCGGATTTGGGCCACACAACGTATTGTAGTCGATGCTTGCCCGGTAAATGTAACTGCCAACCCGCCATTGGTAGTGTCTGCTGTAACTGCTATTGTCCAAGTCGATGCCCCTGCGTCTGCGTAACTTGATGTGACTGTCGGTGTGCCTACTAGGGCAGTAGAAGCGGCGTTTGCACCACGCTTGATAACACCCTCAATAGTCCATCCTTTAGTGTTGCCGCCACCTGTAACCCCTGCTACTACTTCACCACGGAAATAGTAAGCAGAGTTGTTGGGTAGGATTACTTGGTTTGTTGTGGATGCGGCGGCTAAGTCCGAACGCAATACTGTTGGGGTTGCGTCTGTTGTTTGCCTTGCAAGAATTAAAACACCCGCTTGGGAAGCACCTAAAGCAGGTGTTATTGGCTCGCTACAAGCGGGCAATACAATCATTCCAACAATGGCTCTTGTAGAACCAAACCTACCACCAACAACAGTTGAAAGAGTGCTGTTTGCAGTATTTTGCCAGCCCCCGCTAATTACAGCACCAATACCGCTTGCTACGTTTAAAACACCACTGCCAATAAACGATGAACTACCGCTAGCAGTGTTCCCAAAAATAGAGTTTTCTATATAGCCGCCGCCAGCAACAACAGAACCAACACCGCTTGCTACGTTTTTAACGCCACCACCAACAAATGACCAATCACCAGAAGCAACATTCCTGTTAGCCGCAGTGCCAGCATCACCACCACCGCCAATAAAGGAATACGCGCCAGTAGCCTGATTGTTTCCACCACCTACTACTACTCCATGAGGTGTGTAGAAAGTGAGTGTATTAGTTGATGAGCCTGTAGCCGCTGTACTTAATGTTAAAGATGTTCCAGAAATTGCGGCAACATAAGTATTGCCAGCAATAGAAGTACCAGTAATATATTGACCAACTTTAATTGAAGCGTTAGAGCCACTTAATGTTACGGCTGTTGTGCCGTTCATTGTTCCTGATTGTGTTGTTACAGCAGACGCAGATGTTGCTGAGTTTGCTTGACCTCCACCAATAAAGTTGTAGTAACCACCAGCGGTGTTTCCATTACCAGAACCAATAAATGACCATTGGCCGGAAGCAAAACTAGCATTACCAGCAACAATTGCGGAATTCGGGCCAGAAGCAGTATTGTTAGCACCAGCACCAACAAATGAAGTGTAACTAGTTGAGGAATTATTTTGACCACCAACCAAAACAGATGCTTGACCACTTGCAACCATTGTATTGGTTGAACGCAATGTCTGCCAATCCACCGCATTTCCACCACGGGCATTACCACCTGTTGCTGTGGAATCTGTTTGTTGAGCCTGTAGCGCACCAGTACCTTTTGGTTGTAGTACTAGGGGAATGTTTGTGTCTGAGCCTTGGGCTGAAACAATGGGACCAAAACCGGTGACTGATCCCGCAAACTGAAGGTAGTTAACAGAACTTGCCGTGTATGCTAAACGCGTTGTTGGCGAATAATTAACCCGCTGGAACATGCCGCTTGCATTACCAATAGCGTCCAAATAAGCATTGGTGTCAGATGAGTTATATCGCCCAATCCCAAAAGTGCCATTAGCATCCGTGCCTGTGGTAATGCCCCCAATAAATGATGAGTTCTTACCAAAAGTTGTAACGTACGGAACCATGCCACCAGTGGTGGAATAGTTTGAGAAAATAGAGAAGTTACGCAACGGATAAGTTGTGTACGTACTTACGTCTACCCAGTCTGTCAAATCGATTGTGATCCGGTAGAACGTGTCCCCTGTGTGTATGCTTCCCGTGAAGTACGAGTGCATGCCCCAGTTGTTGCCTGTGTTGGCCCCGCTGAACACCATCACTTGGCGTGAAGTGAATGGTCCACCAATGACAGTGCTAGATGCAATTGTTACTGTTGCGGTTGTGTACGCAATTGCACTCCAAGTAGTTTCCAGCAACACCAGCGCGTTTGTTGGCCAACCGTCAACGCCAGAAACAACAAACCTAAAGGTTCTGTTTGCGTGTGCTACGTTAATGCCTGTCGCCGGATTGCCGTCTAATAGGTCTTGAATACCTGATTGACCCGCCGGCCACGCTGTCCATGTCGATGTGCCGTAGTCGTAGTACTCAGGGCTTGATACTGTTTTGTATCGGACAGTGTCACTTGTTGCATTCTGAGTGAACAGTCTAAAATAGTTAGATTGTTCATACGTATCAAAGTAGTACGTACCCACGCTGAATGCGTGGTACTTGTGTGTTGACAGCGCAAGGTTGGTTCCGTTCTGCTGGACGTTACCCGTGCCTTTGGGCACAAAGTTCAGGTTGATGTTGGCATCTGCACCCAATGCAAGTAAATAGGGTGCAACACCTGTTGCTCCTGACCTAAAACGAGCGTAATTAACGGAACTTGGTACACCTTCAACTTCAAAAGCGTTATAGATATTACCGTTACCTAACGTAACGGTTTGTGCTCCTTTTGCTTTGATGGTGAACGGGACATTGGTATCTGAACCTTGCGCTGTAAATTGAACGCCTGCCCCAGTAGCGCCGCCTTCTGCTTGTATGAAGTTAACAGCAGATCCATTATGTTGCGCAACAAACTGCGTAAGAGCATCGTCACCAGTTTTAAGATATACCGCACCACCACCAGTTGCTTGCAATGCAAGATTTTGTGTACCAGCGGCAGTCAACTTCATTATGTTGTTGCCACTATTACGAGTAACAGTAAACGACCCACTATTGATTGTGCTTACTAAGCCACCAGTGCCTTTTGGTGTCAGGTTTATGTCTATGTTTGTGTCTGTGCCTTGTGCAGATAAAACAGGCGAAGAGCCAGTTGCGCTACCTGCTACCTGAAGGTAATTACGATCTGTAATAAGTGGCGGTGCAATACGGAAGGAAATATCTGGCCCGCTACTTGCGGAGTTTCTCCACCTAAAACCTGCTCCAGACTCGTTGCTGAAGTTGGCTTCTATGTTTGTCCCGGTTGAGTTTCCGATTGCGTAGTATGTATTTTTAATCGTTGGGTCTGTTGTGCTGTCCAACTCAAAATAGTTGGCGATGCGAGGAAATTTGTTACTACCACTAATTGAAAATAGTGGCGCCCCAAAATGAAGCCCTCGCCAAAACGCCCCACCACCACCATCTGAAAAAAGACCGCCACTGTTTTCAAAAAGGTACGTGTTAGAAGTAGTTACCGAACGCGCCTTGGTAAAAATCATTGCCCCTGCGTTTTTAGTACGAATACTCAGTGGAACGTCGGTGTCGCTACCTTGCGCTGAAATAATTGGGCCAGCGGTGTTACCAGCAACTGAGCCAGTCAGATTAACGTAGTTAACAGCAGAGGCTGTGTGGGTGGCTTTAAACTGAGTTTGTGCTCCGTTATTTGTTTGGAGTGATATGCCACCAGTTCCGCCTGTCTGAATCAAACCATCTTGTGTTGAACCTGTTGAGCGTAATATGCCGTTAAAAGTCCCACCAATTCCAGACCACCAGTAGTTTGATGTTGAGCCAGCGTCATAAGCCGCAAAACTTGTTCCGCTCCCGGTGTTAAGCCTAACCGTTCCAGTGCCCTTGGTAACAAGTGTTAAGTCAGCGTTGGCCGCGTCGTCAGTTACCGTAATTTGTTCTGTTACGTGGTCAAGATTGATTGCCATATTAGTACGTTACCTCTGTTGTTTCTAACTTGGCGACCCAGCGTATTGTTGTTGAGGTTGCGCCTGTGACTGTAACGGCAAGACCGCCATTCGTTGTGTCTGCTGTCAAAGCAATTGTCCATGCCGTTGCACCCGCAGATGCCGCCACCCGGTTAACTGAAGGCACCCCAATCAGCACAGTCGATGCCGCATTAGCACCTCGCATGATTGCACCTTCAAAAGACCATGCTGCACCATTAGCCGCACCTGTTACGTTAGCAATGACAGAGCCTTTGAAATAGTAAGCAGAGTTGTTGGGTAGGATTACTTGGTTTGTTGTAGATGCGGCTGAATTATTTGATGCAAGAACTGTAGCAGTTGCGTCTGTTGTTTGTGTATTTAAAACTAATAACCCTGCTTGTGCTTGACCTGTAGACTGAGCACTACCCAAAACAATATTTCCGTATATGCCTCTTGAACTTACTTGTCTACCTAAACACATCGAATAATCACCAGAAGCCGTGTTTCCGTATCCGCCTACAATACCAGACATAGTTCCTGATGCGGTATTGTTGCCACCTGCACCAATAAAAGATGCACTACCGCTAGCAGTTTGAACATATAAATTAAATGAAGTTCTACCACCACCAACAATTACCGCACCTAATCCAGATGCTGTGTTACCACCACCACCACCAACGAAACTCCAATCTCCACTAGCCACGTTCCTGTTAGCCGCAGTACCAGCATCACCACCACCACCGATAAAACTGTAAGAGCCTGTGGCTTGGTTATTACCTCCTCCTACTACTACTCCGTGAGGGGTGTAAAAGGATAGGGTTGCAGTACCACTACCAGATGCGGCTTGGCTTAATGTAAGAGATGTGCCAGATATGGCGGCAACGTAAGTGTCTGCTGGATATGTTGCAATAAATGTTCCGCTAATTAGCTGACCTACTTTAATGCTTGCATTGCTTGCACTTAACGTCACCGCTGTTGTGCCGTTCATAGTTGCTGATTGGGTAGTAACAGCAGAAACAGAAGTTCCTGAATTAGCATATCCACCACCTACAAAGTTATATGGGCCAGTTGCATTGTTTCTAAAACCACCACCTGTTGTGGTATAAGAGTTTGACGCAGAATTCTCTAAACCGCCACCAACAAAACTGTAACCAGCTGATGACGTATTTGCTAATCCCCCAGCTACATTAGAACTATATCCAGTAGATTTATTGGAAAACCCGCCGGACACAACAGAATACGTTCCACTTGCAACTTGGTTAGCCGCACTTCGACTTGTCTGCCAATCAACAGCATTAGCACCCCTAGCATTACCACCAGTAGCAGTAGAGTCTGTCTGTTGGGCTTGGAGTGCGCCTGTTCCTTTTGGTTGTAGGACTAGGGGGATGTTTGTGTCTGAACTAAGTGCGTCTACACCAAATGTAACAGCACCGCCAGCAGCGCCTCCTGTTACGTACCCAAAGTTAACAGCGCTGGTTGTGTGTTGGATGCGAAACTGACGTTGTGACCCAGCGTTGGTGTAAAAATTAAAGGCTTGGTTTCCTTTTGTGTGTAACGCAAATGGGATATTGGTGTCAGAGCCTTGGGCAGAAATAACAAGTTGTCCACCAGTAGCCGCCCCCGTTACTTGTACATAGTTAACAGCAGAGGCTGTGTGGGATATTTGGAATTGTCCTTGAGCAAAGTTATTAGTGTAAAAAGTATGGGCACTTGTACCTTTAGTGCTGTATAACGCTGACACACTTCCATCAGAACCGTTTGCAAGAAGTTGAACACCAGCATTAGTTGGCGCACCTTGGATACGCCAGTAATTTACAGTCGTACCATTGGGGTCGTTAATAATAGCCTGAACACCTCCGGGCGTACTAAACGACATCGTAGAGCCAATGCTCCGCACAGTCGTACCAGACCCCACAGTCGCATAAGCCGCCGCACCACTACCACCGCCACCTGAGAAACTTACTGTTGGTTGTTCTACATAGCCTGAACCTGCGTCGGTGATGGTGAAACCAACTGTACCCCAAGATAAATTAAGCGTTGCTCCAGTACCTGTACCACCCGTTACTGATGCAGGGTTTGTCGGTAAAGCAGAGTAGGTGCTTCCTGTAGTTACAG